ACAGCCGCGCTTCTTCTTCCGTGGACGCCCATCCGTTTGCGACGATAACGGCATGAAGGTTGACGCCTTCGGTAAGCCCGATCCTTGCCATGTATTCTGTCATCTCAGCCCTTGTTTTCGGCTTGCTCATTCGCCCTCCTGTTCCATGCGGCGATGATTTTGCTTTTATCTTCTGTGCTTTCCCATCTACGCATTTCAATACCGCAATTAAAACAAGTAATACTATACCGCTTACTCGCATTATCATAGCATTCATCAAATTGAGGCTTGCCGCCACAAAATGGGCATGGCTTTAATTCATTGTCTGTCATTTTTCTCCCTCCGATTTGTATTTTGCTTCTGCTTCGGTCAAA